AATCCATAACATCAAAAATACAGCTACAATAAAACCAATCTGGTAACACTCCATTTTATAAGATTGAAAATATTTAATAAATATTATAATTAATATCAAACTATATAATAGAACATTTATAATATCAACATCAAAAGATAAATCTTTGATAAAATGGCTGATGAATATAAAATTTTAAAAGATTTTGGATTTCAATTTGAAGAAAAAAAAGATATTAATGTTCAAGATAATATTGTATTAGTTATTAAATCAGGACAACATTTTGCATTTAAGAAACATCTTATTTCAAAAATTTCATCTTTAATTACAGAAACTATGAATTCTGATGAGAAAACAGGAGACGAATTAATAACACTACCACCATTAATCGATATAAAATTTATGTTGTTTTTAGTTGATTATGTAAATTTTATTGAAAAAAATGGTATTCCAGTTTATCAGGTTAAAGCTATTGAAGCTGCTACAACTCTTGAAAATGCGATTGGTCCACAATTATATGGATTATTTGAAAAACATTTTAATTATAAATTTATGAGATCTGATTTAAGTGTTAAAAATTATTTAGAAATTTTTGGTCATTTCTTGAAATGTGCTACATTAATTATTTCAGATCCGTTAATTACATTATTTGCAATTGCTCATAAAATTATTATTCAACATTTACCTAGCTCTGAATTTATAATTACAGACTAATAGATTAGATTTACATAAGACTTGTATTTTATATAAAATTTGATTTTTTTGTTACATATATATCTATTCGAATATTTGCAAAAATATGATAATGAATACATCATATAATAATAAAATTAGAAATGAACGTAGAATAGTTGTTACAGGATTATCTCTATATCCATCCAGTTTAATTGTAGCTTATATGTTTGATAAATGTTTTGTTAACATTGGATACTATTTTGGTAACAGTTGTAAATTTGAAATAGAACCTAATACTGATTATATATTTCAATCTGAAAAACCCCCACTTGAATTAGTTAAACAATTAAGTCAAAATAATTCATCAATCGTTGTATTAACATCAGAACAAAAATCTCTAGAATATGTTGAAAATAAAAATATTACATGGATTAATGATCCCAATCCTATAAAAAGTGCGTATAGATTATTATTAGGTTATGGCGCTAATTTATTACCAATTACACAAGATAAGATATTACGTATTCGATACAGTGATACGAATTTTAGAATTGTTTTAGATACGTTAATAAATGGTATAATAACAAATGAAGTAGAATTACCATTTTATTTAGAGACGATATTTAAAAAAATCAATGAACTATTTGAACTATCAATACATGAAATTGATTTAATTGCAAAATATTTATTTTTAGCTGATAAACAATATGCAAATTTAAATGTTGAACGTACAATAATGATATATGATGATTGTAGATTTGATACAATTATTTGTGAAACTACTAAAAAACTAATTTTAGAATATTTAAAATCAGAATATCTTGAATATGAAAATCTAGTTCCAATTGGTAAACCTGCTGATTTAGTAATGATAACACATCATCATTTCCAAACTAATGAAACTTATGTTTATGGATATTATAACAGTAATTTGATAGTAAATAAACTTAAAAAAATACCAAATATTACAATCAATGAAATTAATAAAAGTTTTTCAATTAGAATGAAAAAATTTAACCAATTCTTTGGAAACTAAGATCAAACTAATTTCAAACATTAGCTGTTGGTTTCGAGTTTTAATACAATATTATTAATTACATCTTATTTTTTTGTAGAATAATAGAGATTTAGAATAATAAAGATTTAGTATAACTGAAATAAATTAATATGTTTCAAATATGAGATAAATTTTCCATCGTCCATTTGTTCCAAGATTTACAAATTTGCCAGTATCATCAATTAATCTAAAATCAATGGATGAAAAACTTGCACCTCCAATGGTTGACATAATAAGTTCATTTGCATCTTCTGGTTTATCATAAATCACATTTCCCGCAGATCCATCAAGTGATAACTCATAAATAGAATCTGTATATATTATATTTGGACGAACTAAAAATTGTCTAGGTGCTGATAATGCTCGGCTTTTTATAATCATCGATGTTGGACCTATAATTTGAACTGGTTGTGATGATGTTATACTTAATGAAGTACTAGTAACATCACTGGGAAATCCAAGAGCAACTCCAGCTGCACTTGTAGAACCATGAAATGTAAATGCTGTACTACTATGCGTAATTGTAAATGTATAATTATTTGTATTATATGTTACTGTAAAATTCGAAAGTGTTGCATTTAAAAGTGTTTGCATAGTACTTGCTAGAGTAGTTCCACTATAATTACCAGCAGGTATGACAAAATTAGTTGTTACAGCTGATTGAGTTATACTAAATGTTCTATTATCAGCAACTAATACAATATTCTGTTCATAAACTGCAAAGTCTGATGTTGCTGTTGTTACAGTTGTTTTATTGGATGAAAAACCAAGTATTTTCGCAAATTCTCCAGAAGAATTAATTGTAAATGTTGAAACTGAACCTGAAGTAATGGTATATTTATATGTAGTATTACTATATGTTACAGTTGTAGCGCTAAATCCTCCACCTGTTGCACGAATAGCAGTTTGAAGAGCAGATGCTAAAGTTGTTGGTGTATATGTACCATCTGTAATAGTGATTGTTCCTCCATTAATATTAGAACCTAATACATTATTACCTGTATTAAATACAAAATAACTGCAGATCATTTCAACTCTATCGATTTTAATTTTACCAACACGATTTAATGTTTCATTAAATGTAAAAACCGGTTGAGAAACGGTACCTGATGTCTTATATTGTGTATCAAATGTAATTGCCAATTTATCTTTAGGATAACTATTTTTATATGTTGGTAACATTATGAATAGAAATAATGATAATAAAACTTATTTATAATGATATTGTATTTGTATATTATAAAATTAAAAAATCATAATACATTTATTCATTATTCATTGATTTGAATAAATAAAGAGAAAATGTTTTCTAATCTTTTGATTACAAATGTTAGAAATATTGTTTATGAATTATTATTAAACTTATTTGCTCCTGTATTAATGTTCCTAACAATTTGTATTCTAATTATTGTAGCTAAATTAAATACATTTATTTCAATGAAATGTCAAAGCGAATGGGATTGTCGAAGTGCATATGATTTATTTAAAATGCAATGATTATAATTAGTATTTTGACAAATATGATAAAAAAATAACTAAAATTAAATTTTACATAAATTAAAATAATTCACAAAATCATATTCTTTGATTCCATCAATTTGTTCTATAATATGAGAACGAATGTTATTCGGCAACCAATCAATTGAAAACCAATTTGCGTCAATTAGGTTTAAACTAGATAATTTTGACACATTTGCATAATATACTACCATTTTTGATTTGGTAAAATATTTTTTTTCAAGCTTTTTAGATCTCAAAAATTCAATAATATCAATACATGGAATATTAATTTCTTCTATCATTTCTCGAATAGCAGTTTCGAAACTATTTCTATCATATGATTCTCGTTTACCACCAAAATGAGACCATTTACTTAAACGATATTCGTATTGTAAGTAAACTTGTAGAAAAGTTTTTCTTAAACTTGGTACAAAATGATATCGATACAATATAATAGCCGCAGCTTTATAATTATGCATCTTGATTTCAAATATGTTGTTGTAATTTAAAATTCAATATTTTAAATATATAGTTTTTCGAAAGATCGGTATATACAATTTTTCAAAATTGAAAATGCATAAGAAAAATACACAGTCTATTAGATCTCAGAATAAATCAATAGCTAAATCAAATAAAATGGCAACTACTGTCGCTCAACCTGTTCAAGTTGATAACAAAAATGCTTTATGTAGTGGATGTCACAAATCATTTACTAAAGCTACACTCGATAAAAATTCTGGGGTTTGTGGACGATGTGCTAATAAAAGTAAACCAGATGAATCTAATATTCCTACAATATTACCAGCTCAAGTATTTCCTAATACTACAGCTAGTAGTCAATTTCAATTACCAATTATGATGACTAATTTATCAATTAGTAATGATGGTAAAACTATTGCTCCTCAAGCTCTAACTGTTGCTGCGAGATTAGATCAATGGTCTGAAAATACTAAAAAAGCAGATCCAAATAATCTAAAACTCAAAGCTGCTGTTGATTATGTTGTTGCTACACAAGGAACTGCTGCAGATCTCAAAAGACTAGAAGCTGTTCCTAATGTTCATATTCTTTCACTTGAAAAAGCCTGGGAAACTCTTTCTAGAATTTATATGATCTAATTAATTATATTTTAGTATTAAGATGAATAGAAATGATTGTGTAATTCAAATGATTGTGTAATTCAAATGATTGTGTAATTCAAATGAAAAATGATATTTTTTTTTTAAATTTTTTATTCGTTTTCTAAATACAAAAAAAAAATAAATTTGAATAAATAAGCTAAGTCATTTAGCTAGAACAGAATTTATGCATCATTTAGCTAGAACAGAATTTATGCATAACTATGCATCATTTAGCTAGAACAGAATTTATGCATAACTATGCATCATTTAGCTAGAACAGCTCAAACATGCTTCTTCAGGATTTTCTAATGAAAGCTGTGCTCTTTTTTTATCTTGTTGAATTGATTCGTATGATAATAAATTATTATCAGTTTTCTTTAATTGTTCAACTTCTTTAGCTGAAATAGTAAACTTTTGTGCTGTCATAGCTTGTCTTGAACGTAAATAATACATACCTGTTTTAAGACCTCGAGCCCAACCAAGGAAATGCATACCAATAATAGTTCGTAAATCAAATACATTATTGTTATGAAGATTTAATGATTGTGCTTGGTCAACAAAGAATTGTCTATCAGCAGCATCTTCGATAAGAATTTTTTGTGACATTTCATACGCTGTTCGGTAACGAAATTTAATATCATTGAGTTTATCATATCGAATGTCATCGATAGGAATTTCTAAATATTGAACACTACCATTATTAATTTTAATATTATTCTCAACTGATTCATTCCATAGTTTTAAATCACATAATTCTTTAATAAGATATGGATTAACGACAATGAAATCACCCGCAAGAGTTGTACGCTTATACATATTTTCAGTATAAGGTTCAATACATTCGTTATTACCTAAAATTTGAGATGTTGAACTAGTTGGCATTAAAGCAATTAATTGAGCGTTACGAACACCAAATGTTTTAATCTTTTCTCGCAAACTTTCCCATTCCCATAATTTTGATGGTATAATTTTCTTACGATGAAGGAAATTTAATAAAGGTTCACCTAAAGATTCTTCTAATTCAGATTTACATTCAGGATTCATAGATGCTACGAATTTGGCATTTTTTTCATTCATATAATCGGCTTCTTCATTTTTAAGATCAAAATGAAATTTTCCTGCAGAAAGTGGACTTCCAACAAAACTACAATAAGCACCTGCAGTTTTAGGAAGAATAGGTAAATTATCAGGATTTGGTTGACCAGCTAAAACAAATTCTTTATAAATTGGTTCTACAATATATTCCACATTAAATTTAGGACGTTGGTATGCATTACTATTACCATCATATTTTACTACAGTTGTTTTATGAATAATAGGTCGAGATTGATAATCAACGATAACTTTAACTTTACCTTCTTTTCGTGCGATCGTTGCATATGATTGATAAAGTTCACGAGCAATTTCACAAGACTCAACTAAAGCTGCATAATAAATTGTTTCAAAAATCATAAGATTTAGTTCTCGTGAATCGGGAACACCCCAAGCTAGTTTCATCTTATGGTAAACATCTGCAAGACCTTGTGCACCAATTCCAAGAGTTCGATGTCTCATATTGAAAAGCTTGGTTTGAAATACTGGATATTTATTTTTATCAATAATGTTATTGAGATTTCTTACAACAATACGAACATATTTTGCAAGTTTATTAAAATCAAAACGTGGATTGAGTGGATAATCATGATCTAATTGACGCATTGGTAAATGATCATCACTTTCAAAAGCTTTCTTCTCATCTTCATCGTGTACATCAATAACATACATTGGAAGACCAATAGATGCTAATGTACAACACGCATACTCATCATCATCATAGACTTCAGCAATTTCAGTACAAAGATTACTACTTTTAATTACACCAATATTTTTTTGATTACTACAGCGATTAAAAGCATCCTTATAACACATATAAGGCATGCCTGAACCTTGTTGGGCAGCTGCAATACGAACCATCATATCATGAGTTTTCATTGTTGATTTTGATTTACCATTCTTCTCTAATTCATGATAACGAGTTTCATATTGTTCACCATACATATGCGCTAAATATCGACCAGCACCGTATTTTTTACCTTCTTCAGTATTAAGATCGCCAGTAATAGTTTCATCAGGATCAAATGTTGACCACGATTCGTTATTCATCCATCGATACCATAGAAGATCACAAACCCAAGCTCCAATGAAAATAGAGCGAGATTTTTGTGAAAGATCACCTGTTGTAGTACGCAACTCACAAAATTCCATAAATTGTGGATGTTCAGCTCCTTTGTAACCAGCTAGAGCACCTTTTCTTTTACCACCTTGATCCCATGCTCTCATAGTTGCATCATAATTAAGAATGAATGGAATAGGACCACCTGATTCTCCATTAGTACCTTTAATATATGATCCTTTAGATCGAACAATACTAAAATCACAACCATTACCACCAGAATATTTAGAAATTTGTGCAGCATCAGTTTGTGGTCCCATAATTCCTTCAAGACTATCAGATACTTGAAATAAGAAACATGACAGAAATTGATTATGAGGTGTTCCACTATTAAATAATGTTGGACTTGCATGAATGAAATATCCTTGAGACATTCCCTCATAAGTATCTAACATACGTTTTGCTATTATACTATCTGGACTAATTTCATTAATTGCATTATTTTCAAGCCAAATACCAATTGATACACGCATCAACATATCTTGAGGTCGTTCAATAGTTGTACGCTGAATTTTAAGAAGATATGATCTTTCAAGCGTTTTAAATCCGAAGAAATCGAAATTAAAATCTCGAGAGTAATCAATTCGTGCTTCAATCCAGGATTTATTCTTTCCGACGAATTTATATAATTCTTTACTTACAAGAGGATATGGTTGTCCTCGACGATCTTTATTTCTATATAATCTTTCAATTATACCCATAAAGCTATAGTTACGAAGATTCTTCTCATGATTACTGATTGCAATTCTCGATGCAAGAGTTCCATAATCAGGATGCTTAACAGTCATATGAGCAGCAATAATAGCAGCTTGTTCATCAAGTTCTGATGTGCTGATACCATTATAAATACCTTTCAAAACAGATCCTGTGAACTTACCAAGATCTGTTTCAGATATATTAGTAAGGGCTGGAGGATGTTTCCAAAGTTTGCGAATTCTTTCAAAGATTTTATCATAATCTAATGGTTCGCTTCTTCCATCACGTTTAATAACTTTGAATTTATTAAGTTCATCTTCTTTAGCTTTTTTTTCATTTTCATTTGTTGTAATACTAATATCCATAACAGTATTGTGTAACCATTTACCTGTGTTGCGCAACATATATGCTTCATGACCAGAAAGAATTACAAGTTTACTTGATTCTAATGAATTTAAATCAACATTAAATAAAATGTGATCACGATCACCGCCAGGCGTATCAAGAATCTTTTGAAAATCCTTGTCTGAAAGTTTATTAATATATTCACTAACGTCGATATTGTATGTTTTTGACATTATTAAATAAAATACCTATCTTATTAAATAAAATACCTATCTTATTAAGTAAAATACCTATCGTATTAAGTAAAATATGTGTATGATTTGTATATGATATATTAACTTATATATAATTCAAATTTGAATTAAAACATTCATAATATACACAAAAATGTCTAATTTGAATACAGAAATATGGATCAAACATGATGAAAAAAATGATCGATTTTGTTATACATGGCAAATTGGAATTAATACACCTAAATTGACAATTTTTTATAAAAATAAAAAACGTTTATTTAGAACAATCCTTGTTGATATTTTTAGAGATAAAATTCCAGTTGAACAGGTACATATTGATCAAAAATTTAATGATTGAACTTATTAAATATAAAAATAAACACCATGATATTATTGAAAAACTTAAAATATTAAATCCAATTGACTTGAAAATACATTCATTTTATAACGCATATTCATATTCAGTATATGCCAATTTTGACAGTGATAATGAATCCGTAGATTTATAATTGGAATATCAAATATTTTAAAAAATTGATTTTTTTATTAGTTGAATAAAACCTCAGTGGCATTTGATAATCAAGTATTTGATAATCAAGCATTTGATAATCAAGCATTTGATAATCAAGCATTTGATAATCAAGTATTTGATAATCAAGTATTTGATAATCAAGTATTTGATAATCAAGTATTTGATAATCAAGTATTTGATAATCAAGACATTGGAAATAATGTCAAACAGAACTGTTGAAGTTAAAGTCTTTCCATGCGAAGGAACTCAATACCATGTTAATTATTCTTGGAGAAGAAGTAACTCAGATCCATGGATTGAAACGTTTAGAACAGCTAAATCAGCTTATCGCCTATTATTAAACGATATTTATCGAGATGGAATTCCATTACAAAATATTAGTATTGATCACCAACTTATTCAAGGATTCGAACAATATCAAGAAACTCATCGGTCTCAAATTGAATTCTTAAAAAGTTCCGAAAAAGCAATTTGGACGGGTGAAATTGCCATCTGGTCAACATCTATGTCACCGAATTATGATTCTGATTAATATAATTAAAACATTTATCCATTTTTTTTAAATTTGAAATTTTAATTCATTTCTTTGAAAAAAGGGTTGGTATACACCAATTCCTTTTTTACATTTAATTAAAAAAAAAATGATTTTTTTTAATTAGAATTTATAACTTATTTAATAAATGGCTCCTGGTATTAAAGTATCTCTTTCATTTGTTGGAGAAGAAAACGATCAATATGCTATTATTACTGTGACTGAACAATCTTATGAAAAAGATTCATCTAGTAATTATCATTTTAATGAAAAATCACTTCAAATATGGCTTCGACATCCTGAGCATATTCCAACTGCATTACATTATCCATATAATGGAGATTTTTCCAAAATCGCTGATAATCTTTTAGATATGTTTGGAATAATAAATCCAGATAAATTATTAACTAGAATAGACCATCTAGTTAAACGGGCACAGAATATTAAAGACTAATCTTTTAGTCATTATCGCAAATTAAAATTTGCATAATTTATACTAATCTTTTAGTTAAACTAATATACTTAATTTTTTTATTGGACACTTCGTTAGAATCATCAAGAATAATAGTACTATTTTCTTTAGTTGATAATCCTCTGCGTTCTTTAATTTCTTTAATTTTATCAGATAATTTAAACTTATTAATGGTTTTATCAACTTCATATAAATTCATATTCTTTAAG